GTTGTTGCTAATTGAATTTTCCATGATTATATTTTGATTATCTAATGCCATGCCAGAATTTATGGCGCCCTTTAGAAACTCAACACCCTTTTCAACTGGATTATCAATACCGATAGACGATTTCATTAACCCTACAAGTGATTTTTTAACGGTTGAC